AAAGCAAAAGAGTCCGAAGAGCAGGCCACAGCAGTTGCAAAAGCTGCTGAGCTTAAGGCGCTTCCCATCGAGCAGGACAAACTGATTGGAGTTCTGAAAGGTGCTTCTCCGGAAATGCTTGAAGTTCTCTCGACAGTTGCGGCGGCAATCGACGGCACCGTTCTTGGTGAGGTCGGTAAAAACAAACCCGGCAGCGCTACTTCTTCCAGCGATGAGGCTTGGAGTAAGATTGACAAAATGGCACAGGATGTTGCCAAAGAAAAGGGTCTTTCGAAAGCCAAGGCCATCACCCAGGTTGTCAATGACAATCCTGAACTCTACAAACAGTATTTACAGGGAGGTGCTAACTAATGCATGCTTATGAAATTCCTAATCTGCGCTTCAGCCTTCCTGCCGGCGAGGATATTGCCATCAGACGCTTTGTGAGTGTGAACTCCAGCAGCGAAGGTGTCTATGCCACGGCGGGCGGCAGCGCAATCGGTGTATCCATGAATGAGCCTGATGACGGTGAAGTTCTTGAGATTTCCGATGGCATCGTTATTGTTGAAGCCGGCGGCATTATTGCTGCAGGTGCTGACGTTGAAGTCGGTACTGATGGTAAAGCAATTACGAAATCCACTGGTATCGGTGTTGGTGTAGCAATTACTGCTGCGACAGCGTCCGGACAGTTTATCGCTTGTAAACTTATCAGTGTTTCCAATGCGAACGGTACGGACGGTACGGACGGTACGGACGGTACGGATGGTGCGGATGGTGCTGCAACGCAGACTATCATCTATACTGCTACTGACTTGGATGCAGGTGCGGACCTTGCCGATACTCCTATCGGCGCTGTTGTTGGTGCTGGCACGATCACCGCTGTCACCATCATTTCTCTCGGCGCGGCTGCCGGAGTTGATAACGACAATGAATCCGCGTTTGTTCTCGAGGTTGGAACAACCTCTAAGGCCACCAAAACATTTAACGCTGACACAGCCTTCCCGGCATCTGGCGCAGCTGCGGCACTTACCGTTGCTGAAGATGCCTCTGTTGCTGCGGGCGATGTGCTGCTGCTTAACGTTACCAATGGCGCGACTGCAAACCTGCCGTCCTTTATGGTCCAGGTTGTAGTTACATTGGATTAATCAGGAAAGGAGTGTTAGATAATGCCTAAAATGTCTGAAGCTCATGTTGACAGAGCTCTTACCAATATGTCCGTTGCATATCTTCAGGATGCGTCCAATTATATCGCGGACAGAGTTTTCCCCATCGTGCCTGTTAAACGGCAGGCCGACCTGTACTACATCTACAATACCGGCGATTTTCTGAGAGATGAAGCTCAGGTGCGCGGCGCTGCGACAGAATCTGCCGGCGGCGACTATGACCTCAGCACTGACACCTATTACTGCAAAAAGCATGCTTTCCATAAAGACGTGACTCCTGAGGAACGCGTTAACTATGATGAGCCGCTTGATGCGGATAAAGATGCTCAGCTGTTTGTTTCCCAGAAAATGCTCATCCGGCGCGAAATGGAATGGGCCACCAAGTTTTTCACAACCGGCGTCTGGACCCGTCAGATGGCTGGAGCTGACACGGCTGTTGCTGATACGAGTTATGTGTACTGGGATGATGAAGCTTCTACGCCAATCGCAGATATTACCGCTGAGTCTGTGCGTATGGCCGGCCTTACTGGCTACAAGCCCAATACACTAGTACTTTCGCCCTATGTTTTCAACGCCCTGAAAAACCACTATGATGTGCTTGACCGCGTTAAGTACACTGAAACCGGCATCGTTACTACGTCTCTGCTTGCCTCGCTCTTTGAGGTTGAGAATGTATACGTTGCCTGGGCGGTAGTCAACTCTGCCGCGAAAGGTGCGACTGATAGTATCAGTTTCGTTATGGGCAAGAACGCGCTTCTCTGCTATAGCAATCCCAACCCGAGCCTGCGCACCCCGTCTGCTGGCTATATTTTTGCCTGGACTGGTCTCGAGGGTTCCGGTGCTTACGGCAACCGTATCGTCCGCATTCCGATGGACCTGCTCGGCCTCGGTGTTGAACGTATCGAAGGTGAAATCGCTTTTGACGCCAAACAGGTCGGCGATGACCTCGGTGTGTTCTTCAGCGGCATTGTTCAGTAATGTACGTTGTCCGGCGGGCTTTTAGAGGCCCAAACGGTCCTATGTCTGTCGGCTCTTTTGTAGAGCCGGCAGACTTAAGACGATTCCGTTATCATCTGCAGGAAAAGCACATTGTAGAGGTTAACGAGCAGAATCTCGAACAGTATGCATCGTTGTTTAAACGGCGGTTCAATATTGACCTTGTAGGTCTGATAGCGGAAAAGCAGGCTACTGAAGAAGCTGAGGCAAAGGCCGCTGAGGAAGTGGTTAAAGCAGAGGCTGAGGCTAAAGCGGTACTAGCCAACAGAATGGAACAGATTCCACGACACATAGCTTTAGAGCTGTTTACTTTTGCAGAAGACGCTTCTATTGAAGTTGTTGAGCAGGTTGTTGCAGAAGCTGAAGCAAAGGCGGCTGAGGAAGCCGCTAAAGCAGAGGCTGAAGCAAAGGCGGCTGAGGAAGCTGCTAAAGCAGAGGCTGAAGTAAAGGCGGCTGAGGAAGCTGCTAAAGCAGAGGCTGAAGCAAAGGCGGCTGAGGAAGCAGCTAAGCCTAAAGCGACTGCTAAGACTACTGCAAAGGCGGTAACTACTAAGACTGAATAGGAGGTGGTAAGATGTCCTGGTCATATTCTGGCAATCCTGCAAACAGTGAGTTAGATGCGCTACGTTTTTTAATCGGCGATACTAATGAAGATGAGCCTATAATGCAGGACGAAGAACTAGAGTATCTTATCACTGAGTATGGTGCGGCACCAAACACTTTGAAGTATGAAGCTTTTATGCGTGCGGCGACTCTTTTTGCAAGAGATATAAAGCGCACACTAGGTCCTCAGTCTGAAGACCCAACAGAGCGTCTTAAGTACTTTAAGGAACAGGCCGCCTACTATAAGTCAAAGATTGCTACTGCCGGCATTTCGCTTCCATCTTACGCATATCCGAAAGTATTCCGCAAGGGCATGCAATCCAATCCACCGTATCCTATCCCTTCAACCGTTACAGCTGACTATCTGGATGGAGGAGATGATGTGTAATGCTGAAAAGCTTAAAATCTTGGCTTACCTTATCTGCTACCATCAAACCCTTTGTCAGTAGGTCAGGCACTGGTGCAAAAACCTTTGGTGTATCAGCTAACGTCAGTTGTTATGCAGAGGGTAAGGTACAGGTAGTAACTAATGCAGAGGGTAAGGAAGTAGTGTCAAACATGCAGTTATATGTAGATGGTGATACAGTTGTTGCAGAACGCGATAATATCATTTTCAATAGCAAAGAGTCTGAAGTGCAAGCAATTGGTTACTTCTATAGAAACGGCGTGGTAGACATCAAGGTGGTGTATCTCTAATGAGAGGCTTTGCAGAATTTTCTTTTGAGAAAGGTTCCTTGGATAATTTCAATGCTCAATGTCAAGTAGCAATACGAAACGTTGGGCGCGGTACTAAAAAAGCAACTATTGCAGCAGCCGAAGAAATTATGGCTGAAAGTAAGCTACAAGTGCCTAAGCTAACGTCCACGCTTTTAGCCAGTGCTTTTTACGAAATATCACGGCAGGCAGGAACGGCAGCTACGACATATCAATACGAAGCTAAACTTGGCTATGGTGGAAACGGCGACCCAGTAAATCCTAACACCGGTAGACCAGCGTCTTCTTATATGGTTGCAGTGCATGAAGACCTGGAAGCTATACACACTACAGGCAAAGCAAAATTTTTGGAAGACCCAATCAGAGAGTATGCAGCTAAGAACTTCAAAAGGACTGTATTTAAGTACGCTCAAGAGTCTTTAGCAGGTATGAGCAGATAGGAGGTAGCATATGGCTAATCCGTTACTTTTAGATATTGCGTTGTTTATTGTAGCGCAAGGTCTTGCTACTGGTGATGGTGTAGATATTTTTCGAGACTTTACACCGGAAGAACCAGATAGTCTAATTGCTCTTCACGAGTACGCTGGAGACCCTGCTAGTCCTTATGAAACGGCTGTACATCGCTCAGTACAAATATCAGCTCGTTCCACAGATGCCGATGCAGCGAGGCAGAAAGCTTTAAGCGTTTTCTCCGCGATGCAAGAAAATAGAGGCACCGATTGTAGATTAGACCTCACTACAGAACGCTTTGGTCAAGTTTACTTAAGGCAGCCACCGTTCTTTTACAAACGCGATGAGAACGATAGAACCTACTATGCTTTTAACATTGGCATAACTACAACTATTGAATAGGAGGAAAATATCATGGCTATGAGAATTGGTTGCGATAATCTGGTTTATGCAAAGATGACAACTGAAGACACTGCTCTGGCCGCTCCTGTATATGGAGCAGTAACAGCAGCGCCTGGTGTTATGCACATCAACATAAACCCGAACTCATCGCTTGCCACAGCATTCTTTGATGACGGCCCTGGTGATACAGCTTCTACGCTGGGTAATATCGAGGTTGAAATTGAAAAGAATGCACTTACTACGGCCAACAAAGCCGATTTGCTCGGTCACGTAATCGATGCAAACGGTGGCGTTGTATACAGCGACAATGATGTTCCGCCTTGGGTTGCTGTCGGCTTTAGAACATTAAAGTCCAATGGTAAATATAGGTATGTCTGGATGTACAAAGGCAAGTTTGCTGACCCTGAAGACAACAGCGAAACAAAAGCAGATAGCGTTAACTTTCAGTCAGATACTATCGCCGGTCAGTTTGTCAAACTGACATACCCCATTACCGTAGCAACGGGTACTACCAAGCGTGTATGGAAGTATGAGATTGACGCGGACTATGAGAGTGCCAATGAGTACACAATTGACGGCTGGTTTGATGAAGTTAAAATGCCCTCTGCAGCTGAGGACCCTGCAACCCCGGCTCCAACCATTGAGGCTACCTTTGCGGCAGGCGTTGCTGTTGGGTCTACTAAGGCTACTATTACTGGTACGGCCGGCGCAGGCAACCACTTCGCAGTTAAGGTCTCTGATACAACGATTGCTACACCTAATGTTGGTACTGTCGCCACAGGCCTTGCCACATACGAATCCGGCGGCGATATTTCCGATGTTGCTGAAGGTGACTTTGTAGGTCTCTACGAGGTTACTGCTACTGATACCGTCGTACGCTTCTTGAATCATGAGCTCGCTGCTCTTGAAGTTAACACTTAATAGTAAAATTCGTTAAGGAGGAAAATCTTAATGTCTAATGTTGCTGATGCGAAAAGCAAGACAGTTAAGATTACTTTGAATGACGGCGTTGAGCGTAGCATTAAGTTTACGCTCAATGCTTTGGCTGAACTGGAAGATATGTTTGGCTCCGTGCAGGCTGCTTTTGATAAGCTGGAGAAGGAAAACAGCATGAAAGCGCTTAGAGCCATTCTTTGGGCAGGTTTTCTCCATGAAGACGCTAGCCTTACAGAACAGCAAGTCGGTAATCTTATTGACCTGGCCTATATGCAGGAGCTTGTAGCTTCTCTTAATACGGCCTTTGAGAATGATATGGCTCAGGGAGAAGTCCAGGGCCAGGCTGCGATTCAAGGTACTGAGGCCCCAAACGCCTAACTCCCGATAGTAGCACTGGGGCCAACCCATTCGCCAAAGACGAGTGGGATTGGCCCTACATTCTATATATCGGGAGAGTATGGTTACAGTACACCGAAGATGAAATATGGCAAATGACTCCGCGAAAGTTCAAATCGCAATTATTAGTACACGGTGATGTGCAAAAGCGCTTAAATAGCGCTTCGTCAAATAATACACCCAGCAAGCCTCCAGTGCAGACTGGGTACATAGACCAACTTAAGGGGTGGTGATACCTTGGCTACGTTCGCTGATTTAACAGCTAAACTAAACTTGAATATTGCTAGCTTTGCCGCTAATATGCAGAAAGCTACTGCGCA